TAGCCAGGAAAGTTCAAGGTCACCTTAAACAGGTTTGACCTAGCGCCGCCTCCAACTAATTTGGATTTGAAATCATCTACACCTAAAATTGCCATTTCTATAATCTCCTAATTAAACGCCGGCGATTTCGTTGAAATCGACACCTGTTCTTGTTGCAATGAAGTTAAGAGTAATGAAGTTAATAGATCTAGCTGGCTTGACATAAATATCAGCAACAAATCTATTACCATCAATAACTTCACCTGTATTATTTGTAGTATCACAAACTACCAAAAAGTCTGTAAGTCCACGTCTTCCCTTAACGTCTCTCATAAATGGCTCAATCATATTGCGGAATTGGGCTCTTGTAAATTCATCGTTGAATTCAAACAATTGTGCTTTAGCAGCAGTTGAAATAGCCTTTTCCAATACAATAAACAATCTACGAACGTTAATTCGGTCAAATGCTGATGGCTTAGACAGTAGGGTCCTATCACCATATAACATTGTTCCTTGACCTGGGAATGCAACAATCGGATTAACACGAGCTTTATAAAGTGTATCACGATCTGCTTTCTTCGGGTTAAACGCTAACTTGGTAACACCCAACAATTGGCCTCTATTAACACCAGCTGGAGAGAACCAAGCATCTGCTACGCTATCAGCATTAGCACACAAACCAGCCATATGACCAGCAGCGCCAATCCATCGATATACGTCATTGTACTTATCATAGACGTAAAGAGCGGTAGAGTCTGTAGAAGCATAAGAGGTTGAGGATAGTGAATCAGCCCAAACCTTTACGTCTGCAGCAGGAGAAGAAGTGCCAACAGTATCTTCAATAGGAGGAGATACAAATGCCATACAATCTTTTCTTGCATTTACTATACTTATTAGGTGATCAGCAATATCTTTAGAACCATTAGCATCAGGAACAGAAAATAGAAGATTAACATCAACTGTCTCTGAATCTTCAAACAAGGTATAAGCTGTTTGAATTGATGAAACACTAACACCAGAAGGATCTGTACCACCACTTAGGTTATTATCAATAGCTGAAGTAGATACTGTAAATGCAGTAACATTTGCACTAGAAAGTGCAGAACCGGCATCGCTTAAAGTGGAGGAGTGATCAATCCACCAAATGTATTTTGAACCACCATTAATAACTTCTTTATAATAGTTAGATGTGCCATCTGATTTCTTAGCATCTGATGCTTGTGAAACATAAGCAAAAGTTTCTAATACTGCGCCAACGGTTCCTGAAAACAGGCCATTAGTATCAATAATAGCAATGTGCATCTCGTCATTGGCTGATCCTTTGCCTAAGCTAGTTGCATACTCTGAGGTACCAGGAGCTGAATCGAATGAGCTAGAATAAGCCCAACCAGTAAAGCTAGTAATACCTTGAGTACAGATAGAAACACTAATACTGTTTCCTAAAACGCCGGGATACTTGGATGCCCAAATCCCTTTGCTTAACTCGCCTGAAGAATAATTATTTTCATAATCATCTTTGTTTTTAATTAATTGTCCAGTACCGTCAGTAGTAGCATTAACTGCTCCTGCGTTTGCACGGACTACCTTAAGAGCGCTACCATATTTTAAAAATGCCGCTGCTGTAAGGAAGTATTTAAATGTGTTAGAATCTGATGTTCCAAAGTTTGCAGCGAGCTCTTTCTCAGAACCAACTGTTACTATTTCTTCTACCGGACCCCAATTAAATGAGCCAGCAAATCCACCAATACTGGTAGAAACAGCTGGAACCACACTTGTAGCGTCGATTTCTTTTACTTCGACACCTGGTGATACTTGAAATGCCATCGCTTTATCCTCTCAAAAATTTGAGTTAGTTAATATGTTTTCATAATACGGTTATATTCACTATATTATTTATAGTTAATAAATTCCTAAGTCCAGAGCTCAGCATCCATCCAACTAGTCCTATTACCGGTTTCCTCATCTACTAGATATCCATCGTTACCATTATTTATAAAGCCAAATGGCAACATATCGTCTTGTATAGCTTTTAATCTTTCCCTGTATAGTAAATCTTTCATGTCGATATTGGTTAAATTTTGAAATATATCAGTAGAGGCAAACCAACCAAACATAACTAAATTCATCATTAAATCATCATGGTTAGTGCCTGATGCAGAATATGAATTGCCATTTGCGACAAAAGTACTCATTTCTATAATAGTTTCTGAATCTATTATTTCCAGTTTTCTTTGCTCTATAAAGTCCTTGATAGTAGAACAACCAATTCTTTTTACCCTTCTGGTCATAGTAGCACCAATTGCGCCTGACTTAATAGACGATTCAACGTACATATTTTCATATTCTAGGTCATAATATAGACCATTACAAACAACAGCGCCTTGATCATTTGATTCAATTATGACATATGCTTCATTATATGTCATAGCATATTTGTAAATAATATCCGGAAATAGCAAAGGCGATAAAGTATTATCCCTAAATGTTGCGACCTGCTGAAATGGATTAGTAGATACATCAATAATGTTAAAAGTACTATAGTCTTGGCCTCTACCCTTAGCTACGTCAACTGTCATAATATAACTATGACTTTCTCTAGGCTTTTTATACATCATGACATTTTCTTGAATTAATATAGGTTCTCTAGACATCTGTGCCATTAAATGATTAGCTGCAATAAGGGTATTACCCCTTCCGTGGAAAGTATTCCCGAATTCTTGCTCAAATTGCAATTCTGAAGTATTAGAAATAGTCTGTCTTTTCCATTCTTCATCTCTTCCGGGAACGTCCCACCAGTCTACTCTAAATCCTTTAAATTCATTGGTATTCTGTACTGCGCCTTCCCATATTTTATGGAAAATATTACCAACACCGTTTGCTGTAGAAGTAATGATAATTTTTGTATCTTTACCGGAAGTTACCACGGGGTATGTAGATGTATAAAACTCCGAGTCATTATCAATAAAAGCAAACTCGTCTAGAAATAGCAAGTTAATAGATAAACCCCGAATAGATGATCCAGATGTTGCCGCAGCAATGATCTTGGAATTATTACTAAACTCTATTGATCCTTTATTTAAAGCCTTGCACCCTGGTTGCAAAAAGAAGGGTAAGTTTTCTAAAGATAGGGTAATTCTAGCTAACATCTCGCGAGCTGTAGCCCCTTTGTTAGCTAGAATAGCAATGTTTTTCTCTGGGTGAAATATGGCATACCATAATAAGTATATAACCGATGATATAGATTTACCTGACTGTCGGCATGCAAGAACAATTGAGAATCTATTTTCTTTAAAGTGTTTAAACATATCACTTTGATAAGGATAAAGATTAAAAGGGACTAAACCTTTATCTAG